CATTTATGTGAGTTTGTGGATAAAAATGTGGAAAACCTTAAAAGCCGATCTGCTTTGCCAGGACTCCAATTACAATTCCAAGTATCGCTGTCAGAACATATCCTGATACCTTCCTCCACATTTCACCGTCACGGTTTTCCAGCGTTTCCAGTCTTTCACCTTGACGGCTCTGCTCTTTTACCATGCTTTCAACAGACATTGCCAGTTTCTGTACGGAGGTTGTCAGCTCTGAAATTTGCTTTGTCGTGCCTTCCAGAATTTCAATCCTACGATTCTGCCGATTGTTTTCAGCATCTAATCTGGCACAGAACTCTGTATGTTCGGCACGAGTGATATACTCATCCATCGTTCTCACCTCCTCCCCCCTTCTGACATTTCTTCTTGCCATTCCACATCGTCCGCATCTGCATACGGGCGGCACATGGCCTCTATGACATCCAGATCATTGTGTATCTGATCAAGACTTTTGTTTGATTTTCCGTCAATATAGAACAGGAGG